ACCCAAGTATTTTCATGCAAGCTATCTCTGATAGCCTCTGTACCTAATTTTTGCAGAAAGTCTCTAACAGTTATCAAACTATTAAACTGCATGTCAGCAAATGCTGGCACTCCATTTAAAGGGATATCTTTAACTGTACCCCATTCAGGACCTAATAATGTTTTCTTAAACTCTTGATCCTCAAAGTTTTCTACAGGAATCCCTGTAAGTATAGAAGCAATAGTTTTTAGTTTACCAGCCCACTTCTTAATATGCCATTTGTTTAGGCTAATCTCTTGTATAATAGTACCCACTAGATCTTTTCCAGATCCAGAGTATCCTGAAATTCCTATAATCATTTTGTGTTAAGTTTAATCGTTAAAGTAAAAGTCAGGATGTCTCTCCTCTTCTAAAGCTTTAACTAAGTTATTGTGTCCTTCTAAAGCTTCCCCATAAGTATGGTATCTACGTTGATACTGATCATGTGGACCTTTAAATATCATAGACTCAAATAATACTGGTGGATAAACTTTATCTTTTTGCCCAAAGTTAAGACCATGATCAAAGTGTAAAAACACTGTAGATATTTTTTGGTCACCTATTACATTAAGTGCAATACGTGGATCTGTAAATACTTCTTCTTTTGGATATTCTCCATCAGGTAACATTGTAAATGTTTTATCTTCGTTTAATATATAGTAGTTCATATATTTAAATTTAAAAACAAGTAGGATGCATTTCTACATCCTACTTGTTCTAGTTTATAAAAAGGTTACACCAAATATCGGTCTTTCTACCTTTTCAAAGTAAGATAACGTTTCTTGTTCTTCTACTACATCTTCTTCTATAGCAGGTACTGCTGTTTGTGAAGACAAATTAGTTAAGAAAAATGTATGCACCTTTTGATGATCACTAAGATATCTCATAGGATGAGAATCTTTTAGTGCGTATGTAATATGATTATATAAGCTCCATGCTGAGTCAGCAGATGCGTTATATAAATAACTAGGAGTATCTAGTTCACGCTTAACTATACCAACTTGTGACAAGGTTAATATTTCTTGATCTGCATATAGTTGACCAATAATAGAGGCTTGTTCTTTTTTGGTTAGTATGATCTGTTTAAATGTTTCTTTATCAGCAACTAAGTTATCATAGTGTTCCTTAGCTTTAGATATCTGATATTGAATAGTTTGTGTAGCATCTGATAATGCAGTGCCTGTATGTTTTCTGGCGTAGTTACCGATATCTCCAGATACCATACCGTTCATACATACAAATACTTGTGCACCTACTGCACATTTAAATCTCATCATTTTGTTATATGAGTTTGACCATGCAAACATTAGACCCATATCTTGGTCATTACCGTAATTTAAATGGTAGATGCCTTGTGCTACTTCTCCATTTAGATTAGTCTTGTATAGCTCGTTAGAAATTGTAAATCCTGCAGCAGCTAATTCTTTTTTAGTCTCATCAATTACATAACTGTGAGGTATAACAGCATAGCTTTTACCGTGGTTAGGTAAAGAGGCTAGTCTAATTCTTTGTTCAGTTGTGAACTCTGTTTTAATTGGCATAAGTTTGGTTTTTAAAATAATGACAGTTGAGTAAAACTTCTTCTTTTTACTTTGTTAATCTGTTCTATCTGTTTGTATATGTTTTCCAGATAGTATTGTTTGTTGATGCCGTATTCACTAAGAGGTTTGTTAATGTCTCTTAAGTCATTGACTACTGTTTGCATCCAAGGTCCTGCTTCTACTTGAGCTTCACGTCCATCCGGGTGACACTTCATTAGCTTTATACCTTTTTCAGATACATAGTATCTTACTATTTTTTGTAGTCTAATTTTTTCTACAGAAGATCCTTCATTTTCATGCACTAATCTTCGAGTCTCGTAATACCATCCGCCTTTAGCTTTTACACCTGCACAGTAATCATAGATAGACTGGTTGTCTTCTAAAAATTTCTCAGGGTCTATACCTTTTGTAAAGTATGCATAGATAGCTTTAGGAATAATTAAGAAAGATTTATTCTTGTGGAATACACTAACTTTCTTTTTCTGTAAGTCTTCCCACTCAAAACGACCTTTGCATTTGGTTTTACCATCTTTAGTTACTGCTATGTAATTATTTACATCACCAATAACCATTTTAGAATACTCATCATGCTCTAGATTAAGTTGAGTTAGTACCTGCCACTTATCACATACTTCCATATATTTAGAAATGGCTGATGTTGGTATCATCATTTCTAAACCATCTGTGTTTTGCATTAGAGGCATAGCTTCTGGTATGGCTAAGCACAACATCTCATAGAGCATAGATAGTAATAACTGACCGTTGATAGTAATCTGCATAGTCATTCGTGGATCATACAGGAAACTATTTTCATCACCTGTTAAACCATATGTGCTATTAAGAATAATCTTGTAGACATAGTTTTTAGGATCAGACTTAGGTATTTTTTTACGCTCTTCAAAGAACCATTCATATAGATCACCAAATTCTTTTTGCGGTAAGTGTTCAGGATGAAACTTGTTCTTGATAGCTAGATTAGGATAGAAAGATGTAACATCTGATGTCATTATAGTCCATCCATTTTCTGCTTGATAAACTCCTGCATCTGCAGCACCATGAATACCACCTAGACCGTAGTCAGTTTTAACACCTCTATTTTCAAGAGTATATTTAAATCCATCTTTAGTAGATGTAATTACCTTTGTACGAAAATAGTCTAAGATTTTTTGAAACTCTGGAGTCTGGAACTTTACGTAGGGAAGAATACAGTCTGCTAAGACAATGTACTGACGTGGAGTTCTGAGTGTTTTGATCTCAGATTTATCCCAGTTTAACTTCTTACTTAAGAAATACAAGAATAACTCTTTAGATATTCTTGGTTCTGATGCAGAATATAGATCAATTCCATATTCTCTTGTAAGAGTTTGTCTTAACTGTATTTGTTCTGTAGAATGTTTGAGTATTTCTTTAGTACTTAGTACGTCATTAATACAATAAGAAACAATACTACTTAGTTGATCAGATGTATCTACAGACTCATAATGATGATGTGGCATCTCTTCTACATTCTGCCAGTCCATAGAATACTGTATCCATTTAAGACTACTCATCTTGGCACGGTTGTCCCAGTGATTCATCTTAAATAGATCTATCTGCCTTATCTTAAGCTTGTATGGTGCATAATCTAAAAACTCACCTCTATCGGATCTACCTATAACAGATTGTGCATAATTATATAGCTTCTTGGCAGCTTCTTCACCGTTTAGTTTAAGATATTCCTTTTGATGTATAAGTACATGTTGACTTATCTGAGCGTCAAATGCTAAACCATTATAAGATATATGCCACTGTTTTAGTGATACACACTTATTAAGAAATTCAACAAACTTAGCTGTATCGTTTTGGTCTTTAGTAATGATAAATACTTCACTGATATCATCATCTTTGTAATGTTGGAATACAGCTACAAAACAGTTTACAATTGTTTCATAGTCCATAACCCAATGAGTAGGTGTTGCAGATTGTGCCATATGTGATTGTTCAGTTAAGCTGTCCCCCCGTAATTGTTGAAGCTGAAAAAAGGGAAGATTTCTCTCCCCTTTAGTTGGTTATTAATAGGAATGATAACTTATACTTCTGTGATGATACCACTGTTTTTTGGACCTGCAGGAGGTGTAGCCGGTGATTCCATATGTTCTTTGTAATCAAATGAATCTGCGTTAATAGCAATCATGTTGATGATATTGATAATCTCTTCTGGATGCTCTACATAATACTCATAAAAACTTTCTAGCTGTCTGCGTTCTTCTGCGTATGATTTACCGTTAGCTCTTTTACCAATCTTAAGTTCTTGTGGGTCACCTAGATCGTTAAGTTTAGCTAACATGTGTAAAGATTGTTTCTTTTCTTTACCAATTAGAGCCAACACTTTACTATCCGGATCAAAGATTCCTTCATTGTAAATAGCTTCAGGTGTAATAGGGATCAGTTTAAAAGTCTTCCGTGGACCCCAGCTAGATGTAACTAGCATCATTGATTTATTCATTGTTTGGTTTTTTATTTATACAAATTTACTTACTTATCTAAGACTACCAAATGTTCTATTGGAATTTTTAAAGTTTCTTTATCTATGTTACATGGATCACATAACTCACCACCGCTTGACTTTATTGTTTTGATATCCACATCTAAAATTTTTGCGTACAAGCCGTGGTACTTTTCAGGATAGAGGTATGAATCCATGTATTTATACTCAGAAGAGTTTTCTCCATAGTAAACTTTAATAGCTCTTTTTAGAACAGTTGATAGCTTAGAATATTTTCCTAGTAAGAAGTTGAACCAGTCATCTTTATATGTTTGATAATCAAACACATAGAGCTTATAATCCTGTACTTGGATGACTTGTTCAAATAAAGGGTTTGTGAGCAGCATCTTGTTTTCAAATGCTTTAAAACCATCTGTCTCACAATTGTTATAACTACAGATGAGCTTCATATCTTCAGGACCTATCTTCCCCTCAAGGGAAAGATAAGTACCTGTAGGATGAGTGCTACTGCTTTTTTTAATTCCTAAAGCTGGGTACAAAAAAGACCTAGACTTTTGAAAATATTTACCATATAAGCTCTCTATCATGATGAATCTTTAAAGAACTACACTTCCTGTTGCAAATTCGTAAGGTAAAGTATAGTTTTTATTAACGTAATGCCACTTAGCTGCTTCTAACACTTTATTCATTCTATCTAACCAGTTATTTAAAGTTGGTTCACTTACATAGAAAGAATATGTTTGAAACGATCTATCTATAACTACAAAGTGAAACTTAAGTGTGTATCCAGATTCTAGTAAGTCTCTGAATTTTATACTGGTTAAAGTGCAATACATTACAGCTTGTAACCAATAAGAATAAAACTCTATAGTTTCTTTAAAGTCTTTTAGATCTTTACTTGTGGTTTTAATGTCATTAACAAAAATAGTCTTTTTATCATGATCTACCACAAGATTGTCAATAATTCCTTTAAGTCCAAATGGTTGGTCACCATATTCTACTGATAAAGGAAGCTCATTATACACTTCTTTATTGTCAAAATCTGTTAGATTACAGCCAATGAGATCACAAAGATTCTTATCAGTTTTAATAAGGTCTACAGCATTTTTACAGAAATCATAAGTTTCTTGATCAATAAGCATTTTATTACCTTTTGTCTTTAAAAACTCCCAATAGTTAACAGTTTCTGTAGATATAATTTTATCTAATCTTTGCTGATCTGTCTTTAAAGATTGATGATAGTTCATATCTTTCATTACATCTAGTACAGCTTGATCAAAATCTTCTAGTTTAGTTCTTAAGTCACCATTTGCTGATACTTCTGTATAATGATTAAATACTCTATCTATCACAGTTTTAACAGAGTCACCAGGTAATTTACCTGGGCTGATAATAAACTGGTCGTTGAATTTATCTTCTTCTAATAATAATGCGTGTACAATCTTACCTTGTACTAAGTGAGCATCAGTACGCTCTTCTTTCATACCTAGAACATACAACTGATAAAACACAGCTGGGTTCCACATAAGTTTATTTAAGCTGCTGTAGCTAAAGTAAAACTTTTTATCATAAAAGCTTTTTTCCAATACTTCTGCAGTATCCTGCATCATTTCTTCTAAGTTCATAATTAGTTTATTTTAATCTTTTTTCCAAACACCAAGTTCTACAAGCTTAGCTCTAATTCTCTTTTGTGTAGTAGGATCTACTGTCATAGCTTCTTCATATTCAATGAACTTAATAAGCTCATCTAACTGACCCTGTAAGTCAGCAATACTAGACGGACACCATTTTTTATCTTCATCCATATTAGTTAAGATTTTTTAATTGTTCAGATATTTCTTCTGGTAGATAAGCTAACAAGTTTTTCTTAGGAAGAAATTCCAGCATTTCATAGATGGCTGATACATCACCATACTGTAAGTCTTCTTTAATTTGCTCTATAACTGCTTCAATAATTGGATCTTCCATATCACTTTTCTTTTTCTAGTTTTGTTTTCTTATCATGGCATTCTGTGCATAACACTTGTAAGTTATCTTGTTCACAGAAAAGTCTTTCTACAAATCCTGGAAGATCTGCAGCACAGTTAAGACTACCTGCACCAACTATATGGTCTACGTTAATCTTCTTTTCTGGAAACCAGTTTTTACAATTGTTACACTGGTACTCAAATTTTTGTCTTTTTAGTGGGCCCTTGTAAGCTCTGCGAGCTTTCATCTTACATTCTGTAATAGGTTTCCACCATCTAGATTTCTGACGTAATGCACTTCTAATAAAACTCCAGAATGCAGATTCAGTCATTGTACCTGCATTTCTAGTCTTAGGTGTTACAGCACGTCTAGTCGTTTTTCTCTTCGTCATTAAGAATTCTTTTATTTAAAATAGGTACTATGCGGTAGAATACCTCTTTAGCACCATAGTCTTTAATGGAATCTGCAGGATCTTTGCTCATTGGTAGAGCAGCATACTCTACTTCAGGATAAAGTTCTTTATACTTTTCCATTGCTTTTATACCTGGTTCGTCAAAGTCAAACATCACAATAACTTTTTGGTATTTGTGTATGTAAGACTCCATTACTTCTCTACGTATAACAGTATTTTCTGAATCAGGAGCTATTATATCTATAGGTAGTTTAAGACTTCTTAATGCCATTAGATCTTTTAGAGAAGATGTAATGATCAACCACTTATAATTTTTTAGCTGTTCCGACCCTTGTATATAGTCAGCTACTTTTATAAATTTTTTATCTAACGTTTTTGGCTGATAAATTTTATAAAGTGAACCGTCTTGCTTGAAGTAACCATATAGATAATTACCAAAGATAGTTAAGTCTTTAGGACCGTCATCAGTATCTTTATGCATAGTGTATGAAGATAACGGTCTTACATGATACTCTTCAAGGAGCTTAGTACCAATATTAAACTGGGTCCAGAAGTATTGATCTTGAGTGTTCCACGATCTAAATATATAAGAGTTCACTTTATATCTAGAAGCTTGCTTGAACTCTTGCAGATTATAGCCACCATTGTTGTGCAGCACAAAGTCATTGTACTTTTCTACAACTAGTGAGCAAGCTTTGTGGTAGGAAAGTTCTTCAATGTCTTTTACTAGATCTATTGCAGAACCACCTTTGCCTGATGAGAAGTCTTTATAACGGTAAGTAGATTTCTTAGCGTCATAATATATACACATACTTGGTGTACGCTCTTTCAAATTGAAGAGAGACTTAATCTTTACATCATGCCCATTAAGCTTTTCTTTTAGCTTGCAGAAATGTTCAAATATCCATGCTACTGGTACATCTTTAATGTCATGTACCAAGTTTTTGGTTTTAAACATAACACAATTTTTAAGTGTAATAAAATTGGGGAGTGCAGAACACCCCCCATTTATTATTCACCAACCTAATTACATCTCAAAGTCATCATTAGCTGGTTCAAAGCTAGATACTGCTTTGGTTTGTAATGCTTTATAATGATACTGATTGTTCTTATCAAACTTATCTAACTTAGTTTCGTCTGATGAAGCAAATTTGTACTTAGGTAGAGACAATTTTACAATTGTTTTACCGTTATACTCTTCTTCAGTACCTTTTAAGAAGAAATATAGATCTTTTCCTTTCAATAGATTAGCTACTTGAGCAACCCAGTCTTCAATACTAGATGCGTTGATGTTGTCTAACTCAGGCTTAAGACCTAGTTCTACAGCAATAACACTAAGCTTGTTCATAATCTCGTTTTTAGACGGACTAGTCTCATTGTATGTATCAATCCAGATACTTGCAGAAACTCTAGATGATTGACCTTTAAACTTTGGTCCTTCTTGATCATCTTTACTGATAGCCCAACCTTCAAAACCATCTATAGCTGGTGACTCTAGTACTAATTCTAGAGATTTCTTACCAGTTCCTTTAGACTCTCTTACTGACGCACTGTAAATGTGTGCGTAAACTACTCCTGCTTGCAGAGATTTTTGTACTCCACCTGTTGCTTTGACTTCCTGTCCTTTTGTACTAAACATGTTGTTTGAATTTAATTATTAAACGTTTATTTTATACTAGTTTTCGTAAGCTACGATTGCTTCTTTTACAAGTTGCAGATCATTTTCTATTTCAAAAGACTGAAACATACCTCTTGGAGATTTACATGTATTCTCACCATTGTTAGATGTTTCAAATACATATCTGATGTTTCCGTCTTTGTCTTTCTTTACTTTTCCAAACAAAACTATGGAAAATAATCCTTCTAAAGTAAGTTTTTCGTCAACCATTTTACCAATAGTCTTAGCTTTAAACTTCTTTTTACCTTCCATGTCTGTAGATTCTTCAGCATGGGTTAGAATAAATACCATAAGATCTTCTCTTAAGTCTTTAGGTAATCTAGCTACACGTGCTAGGTGTGCACCTATTTGTGTAAACTTTTCGTAACCTTTCTCATCCACTCTTTCAAAGAACTCAAATGAGCTCATATACTGAAAGTCATCTATCACAATGTTTTTAATCTCAGGACGTTTTTCACTGACATATTTTAAAGCTGCCTCAATGTTAGCTGGGGTAGCTTTATCATACATGTTACCAGTTGGATTATCCTTAGACCAGATTGTGTAGTTTTTTCTCCAGCCTCTGAAAGGTAATGGTTTGTTTGCAATATTAATAATAAATGTTTCTTTTGGATCTAGTTTTTCTATACTAGTAGATTTACCTGACCCTGATTCTGCAATGACTAAGATTCCTTGTCCCATATTACTTTTGTTTTATTAGTTCGTTTAACCATGTTTTAGCACTTACAGGTTTACCTGTATGAATAGCGTAGTAATCTCTAATAGTCATATCAGAGTACGGAGCATCTTCCATAGGTGCCGGTGCTTTGTACATTACTTCTGGGGCAGCTGCTTGTCTTGTGTTAAATCTATCACTGCTTGTTACTGCAGAAGATTTACTAATAGCAACTGATTGCGGATTAACAGTTCTAAGTTCATCTAGTGATACAAGATACGAACCTTTTTCATTCAGTTCATACTCATCTTGAAATGTAGTACTAGGTGCAACTCTATAAACTGTTCTTGCAGTGTTAGTGGGTTCTAAACCTCTGTTAACTAGTTCAAAGAAGAAACCTTTTTCTTTTTTAAACTCTGACGCAAATATACCTACTACCATCTCACCACGTGAGTTATAGAAAGGCATCTTCATATTAAAGTCTGTTCTTGAAATTCCAAGATCGTCAATCAGACTTTGATGATAGTCACGTATGGCTTCAAGCTTAGCTTTCTTCCATTCTTTGTGCTCATCATCAGACATAAACTGTGACATGTGCTTTTGTTTTAATTGTGAATGTATTATTGTTATAACTCGTCTCCAATGTCAGCAGAGACATTTCCTGTTGTAAATTGACCAATAGTTCTACCTTTTGGTTTTCCCGTACCGGGTGCACCAGAAGCAGTTCTTGATGGTGGTTCTCCTACTTCTATCATACGTTGTCTTACACCGTCCATCTTAAGATAGATTAGATTGTTATCATCTGAATTATTTCTGTTTTTTAGTAGATGCATAAATACATCTTCAGACTTACATTCATATGACTTTGGTCCGTAGATTTTGATATCTGACTTATAAGGTCTATTCAAAACTGCAACCATATCTGATCCTTGCATAAGAGCATCACCACCAAATATATCTGATGATGTAGGAAAGTTAGCTATAGAACCTGGATTCTTTCTAGAAGCATCGTCAATAGTTCTATTAAGCTGTGTAAGCATTATAATAATAACTGGAAGTTCATTTTTAAGTTGCATCAAAGCTTCTACAGTGTTGTAGAGAGTTGCAATCTTTTCCTTTTCGTCTGTACCTTTTTTGATAAGCCAACTGTGATCTATTGTGATGATCATTGGTTTACCTCCAAGTTTATTGTAATACAAGTGTACAGCATCAACTATCTCTTTGTTTGTAAGAGGTTTGTTAATCTGTATTCTGCGTATACCTACTTCTTCCATTGCTTTAACTTCAGCAAGATGGTTCTGCATTAATCCGTATACGTAGTCATCTAATTGTCGATCAGTACTTAATACAATATTATAATCCAATGCTACTTCTGCAGCAAATGCTCTAGATGCTGATTGTTTAGCACCCATCTCAAACTGGAATTCTAATACGTTAAAATCTTGATCTGGATTCTGTGTACGAGCTTCACGTAATATCTGACTAGAAATCATAGTCTTACCACTACCGGGTCTTGCACCAATAGTAAGTAATGAACCCCATTCTAGACCGTTAATACCGGCTCTATTAAAACCTAACCATGGTGTTTTAAAGGATTTAATCCTACCATGTCGTCTGTCGTTGATATAACCTAGACCTTCTGCTAAAATTTCTGAATAGTTTCTAGCACCATAGGCTCTTTCATCTGGTCTAGTACTCATATTATTGATGTTCTAGTTGATCTAATAGTTTCAATTGAAACTTCTAATGCTTCAAGTTTACCTTTTAAGTCAGCTATTTCCATCATTTTAGTTACACCTAGTTTAAAACTATCAAGATTGATAGCTCTAATGTCTGGGGCTATTCCAGGAATAGGTACTGTAACTTTTTCAAAAAGGTCAGAGATTTGAGCCTCTTCTTCGGAGGTAATGATTCTTTGTGTATTCATTGTATTTATGTGTTTTGTACTGTAAATATAATACTTTTTCTGAGAAAAACCTAACTATCTTGTAAATCTCTAAGAATATTTGGGTTTTCTGTAATCAACTGACAGTGGTCTGCTAGCTTAGACGCTATCTCTTTTGTACGTGGGTCATGTTTCTTAATGAAATAACTACTAGTAACCATGTAGTTATACCCATCTAAACTTTTTAAATAGACATAGTATTCTGTAGCATCTAGTATAACATCCCAGCTATACTCAGGATAAGCTTTTCTAAACCATACAAACTTACCTTTAATTTCATCTACACCTTGTTTAGCAAGTTCTCTAGACGTAGGTATTCTTCCCCCTGGAAGAGTTGTAGAGTCTGGAAATATGTTTAAGTACTCTTTGACTTTATCTAAGAAGTCTTTACCTAAAACTTCAGTGGTTACTTTAGTTTTAGTCTTTGTTTGAAACGTTTTAAATTCATCAAGTGCTTGTAAACCTAGTGGTGTAAGTTCACGACTCATGTCTATTAACTTCATTTTCTGACAGAGTAAAAGTTCTGCCTCCTCATTAATAATTGTTCCCGGTATAATCTTGCTACTATAGCAATCCAGAAGGAACATCTGGTTCGGGCTCATATTGTACTTCCTGCACGTAGTCCATAATTGAAGGCTCATGATTATCTTTTATATATTTAATAATGGTTGCATACTTATGACGAAACTCGTAATTAGTCTCATATAGGTTATTGAAAGCAGTTACGTTATGAATTATTGTAGTGTGATCTCTATTACCAAGTGTTTCACCTATGGTTTTAAGACAGTACTTCATACTTCTAGCTATAGAACAATAGATTTGTCTTAGTTCTACAAGTTCTCTACATCTTGATTTACTTTCAAGTGGTAACTTCTTACCATTCTTTGTAGGTAAAAAGATGTTAAACATTTTTTTAAGTTTTTGTAACGTCATAAGAGGTGTATAACTACCTTCATGGTCAATCACTTCTGTAATTACTATGGGATAATATCCCATTTTTTCATAAAATGTCTGTCTGAACTGAGAAACCAGTTTTTCCTGCAGAGCATACGCATACTTTTTACTTTCCATAATCTCGGATGTTTTATAAACAAATCTAGGATAATTCCTCAATATTTTGTATATTATAATGTAGGGTTTATAGAAAAACTACACTTTAAACGTTTATTTATAAATAAATTATATCATGGCTAAGAAATTTTATGCCCAAAAAGATGCTTTAGGGTTCCCTATTCCGGGTACTATGATGTCTGTACCTGGTACAAGCAGCATTCCTAAAGATTCTGTATCAATCCCTGCTCAAAACGTTACAGCTGGAGCTGGGCAAGCAGTGGTTCCTCAACCATCAAGCTTACGTTATTTTGTACGTAAAGATAGATCTGGTAACATTATTCCTAACTCATTGACTATCAGCTTAGAAAAACCTCAAGGGTCTGTATATGAGTTTAAATTGTTAAAAACAGTCTAATCTTAAGTAAAAATGACTAGAGAAAATCCATCTATAGCTGCTTTTAAGGTGTGGATATTCCCATCTTTAGTGTCACTTGTTAGTTTATTAATCTGGAATGATGTAAATGAAATTAAAGCTGATGTTAAGTTGCTAATGGCTCAGTCTAATATTGACAAGACTAGGATTGATAACTTAGAACGTCAGTTATTTAAATCTACAAGTGCTCCTATAGCACCAACAAAACAACTACCTGAGTATCAAACAGTTGTAGCGGTGCTACCTGATGATAAAGCTTTTAAACTAAAAACAATTAAGTATGACTTTTAAGCAATGGGTGTTAGACTTATTTAAAGATGAGCGTGGATCTACCTCTATTAAACCAGTAGTAGGTTTTATGTGTGCTTTATTCTTGTGTATCACTTTGACAGCTAATAGTTTTAGTCATGGAGATATTAAACCATCTGATGCTTTAGTAGATGCTGTTATGTACATCTGTATTGCAGCTCTTATTGGAGACACCGGGGATAAGTTCTCACTAAAAAAGAAAACTGATGAATAAGATATACATCTTCATTATAGGAGTTTTAGTAGTCTTTGTTCTTTTACAAAACAAAGGTTGCGTAGGTGGAGGTGATAAACCTACTTCAGATACACTAGTAGTACATGATACTACATGGGTAAAAAAAGATAGTTTGATTTATTCTAAGCCTTTGCCGGCTAAGATTATTCATGATAGTTTATTCATTGCAGGTAAAACTGAGTATCTAGCTGATACTAATTATGCTGCTCTAAAGATACAATTTGATAATCTAGTTAAAATGTACACTGCTTTAGCAATTTATGTTGACAGTGTGAGACTAGATACTCTTGGATATGTTGTAGTTACTGATAGTATTCAAGAAAATAAGATTAAGGGACGCTCTTGGAAATATGATTACAAGATCCCATTTGTTACTAAGACAGTAACAATTACTAACCAGGCTCCAGCTAAAACACAATTGTATGTAGGAGGTGGTATAAGTACTTCACAAACATTAGGATTACAAGCTGCAGAAGCAGGCGTCATCCTAAAGACTAAAAAAGATAAGATCTACGGACTTAAAGCCGGATCTGATATAAACGGAAATATTTCTTATGGATTCCAGACTTACTGGAAGATTGGTAAAAAAAATAAATAGTATGAAAAAGATTATTGAATTAGTTAAGAAGTTCTTGTTTGGTAGCAAAATTCAAAAAGTTGTTGCTGTAGCAGAGATTAAGAAAGAAGTTAAGAAAGTAGCTCCTAAAGCTGCTCCTAAGAAGAAGAAGTAACAAACAATTATACATATGAACTTAGATAGATTAAAAGGACACGTTCCGGATACTGTTATTGGACAGATCCCAGGCGTTATGGAAAAGTTTGGTGTTAATACACCATTGCGTCTTGCACATTTTTTAGCACAATGTGGTCATGAATCAGGTGGATTTAGATTAACTCAAGAAAATCTTAACTATTCTGCTAAGGGTCTTATGGGTATTTTTAAGAAATACTTTCCTACACAAGCACTAGCTGATGCTTATGCTCGTAAACCTGAAAAGATTGCTAATAAAGTATATGGTAATCGTATGGGTAACGGTCCTGAAGCATCAGGAGAGGGGTTCAAGTTCCGTGGAAGAGGCTATATCCAGCTCACGGGTAAACAAAACTATACTGCATTTGATCTAGCTGTAGAAGATGATATTCTTGCTAATCCAGATTTAGTATCTACTAAACATGCTTTAGCTTCTGCTGCATGGTTCTGGAAGAAGAATGGTCTTAATCTTATTGCAGATACAGGATCTAGTACAGAAGTAGTAACTAAGATTACTAAAAGAGTTAACGGTGGTACTATTGGTTTAGCTGATCGTATCAAACATTTTAAGGAATATCACGCATTACTTGCATAAAACCAACAAATTATGGCTAAAAGTAAAGGAGCTGAATCAAAGAAAATCAGCTTTGGTAAAAGAAGAACTGGACGTCTACGTAAAACTAGTGGTCCTAAAGATAAAAAAGTTAGTAAATACAGAGGGCAAGGAAGGTAATATTCTAAGCTCTCAATAATAAAGAGGTTATGAGAGCACTTATCATTAATTACTCTAATAGAGTAGGGGAGTTTATTCTAAAGTTATTCTTTGGATTAGTAGGTCTTTGGATTGCATTTGCATTATGTTTTCAAGTGTACATGATATACTTGGAGTTTTCAGGTAAAACAGAAACAACCAGAGCTATTATAGATTGGTTTAACGTAACATTTGATGGACGTTGGGTTAATGATCCTAGAAATATTTGGTATGAAGAACCTAAAAATATTGATATCACTGCTGTAACTAACAAAGTAGTTGTTGGTGCATTAGCTGGTAATAGAAATTTAGAGTTTGGAGTTAAGAATGTGCTGGAAGAAGCTATCCAAGAAAAAGAATATGAGTTAGATAAATCTTCTAAACTTAAACTTTCTGTAGAAATTATATATTTAGATGTTCTTAAAACACAGTCTAGTTTTTCTGTACTACATAACAATAAAGAATCTGTAGTTATACGCTTACGAGGACTCTTATATAAAGATGGTAAGCTTGAAAAGAAAATTGTAGTAGAGGAATCCGCAGATGAAGTGAGTATGTCTGCTCTTCTTATAGATGAAGGCGGTAAATTTAACCAACAAAACCTAAGTTCTGCTTTGAAAAAAGCTTCTGTTTCATTGGTAAATAAACTATTATAATGAAGAAACTATTATTGATTGTCACAATTCTTACAACATTTGTGACTTTTTCTTATGGTCAATTAAAATTTAGAGCAGCTACTTCTATAGGTGGAGCTTCTCTTAATAGAGGAGATACCTTTGATTACATTATCTATGGTAATGGTATGAATAACAACACTACACGTCAGTTGTTATTTGATATCATGTATGATCAAGTGAATTTTGAGCTTGTGTCTGTTAACCATACTGGTACTGGAGGTAACGGTGGTATCCTTCCACAAGGATCTAACATCCAGTTATCGTTTAATAACTATCCTAACTACACTTGGAATTCAGTAACGTCTGGTTCTGCAGCTAATAATACTGCTAATGGTACTACAAACTATCAGTTTGCTAGTTATACTTTTAACGGTGCAGGTGGACCTAATGCTATTTTAAGAACAACGCTTACTTGGTCTACTACATCAGCTATGCCTTATAATGGATATAGTGATTTTATTAGAATTAAATTTAGACTTAAAGCTACCTCTACAGCATATACATTTAACCCTATTAGATTAAACTTTGTAGCTGGTTGGAATGCTTCTGGTAATTGGGACAACACTGTAATGGAAGCACCGCTTAGTACAGCAGTTGTAATGAATCAGAACTTTGGTAAGTATGTATCAGCCAAGGTAGATCTTAATTCTAACTTATTTAACATATCTAACTTAAGAGTTTCTTTTAGAGATACTCTTACTAACCAGGGTATATTATTTCCTGTTACTTCTACAGGAGACGTTGATATCAATCAATCTTCTTTAGCAGATAATAAAGTGTATGAGGTTAGTGTAATGCATGATATGGATAAACTGTATAACATATACGGTAATGCAATCACTATATCTGATTTTACTACAGCTCAAGGTGAGTTTACATCTATGGGACTGGACGGAGCCAATGGTCAGAGTATTAAAACTGGACAGTCATTATATGCAGCAGACATTAATCGTAATAAGACGATAGATGGTGGAGATCTTCCTCAATTGCTTGCACAAGTAGCAGGTATAGATACATTGTTTATGCTTCCTAATGGTTATACTGCAGGAAGTGGAGGTTTTATGTCTCTTCCTACATGGAGAGCATCAGATGCTACTACACTTGCAGGTCAAGTTGAATGGGCTTATGTTACTCCGGGCTCGTCTTCTAGTACTCTACGTATTGATATGAGAGAGTTTCCTAGTGGTGTAGCACCTAATAGTATTAGAAGTGTACAGCTTTTTGATATTTATACAGGACCTATTGAGTATGTTTCTCAAGATGCTACATGGGCCGTGTATACAGTACCGTCCACTCTCATTAAAGCAAAAGATGGTACTTCGTTATATGTATCTTCTATACGTAATGTTAACGGTCAGAATGTAGATTATTCTTTAAAAGCTGAATTTGAGTTTAACACCTCAGTTAACTCTTCTTGGGGAGCTATCACTGCAGCTAACTGGAAGAATATTACAACACCAAGAACGTTCTTTAAGACTGGAACTCCTGGTACTAATGCTATATTAGATCTTAAATATCTTTTATGGGGTGATGTAAACAGATCACACTCTTCACAAGTTCTTACTAGTTCAGGTGGAACTACAACCGTACAAACTAACGCTGTTAATAGTTTAGCTACTAATACAGCATTTAGAACTATGGCTGTACAATCTAATAGCACTGGAACTAATATTAATACTACTACAAATGTGAAATCTATTGATGTTAATCTTGTAAATCTTACAGTGACATCCAATAGTATTGAAATTCCTGTTACAGTGGATACCAAAGGTGGATCAGTAAGTGGTCTTCAGTTTGAATTTACATTTGATCCTACTAAAATTAAGTTTGAAGAGTTGTTAGCTAATGTACCAAACACTTGGTATGTATTTGCTAGCTCTAAAGACGGACGTGTTAAGTTTGGTGCATTAGACAAGAACAATACTGAGTCTATCACTGGAACTAAAATTCCTTTTAAACTTAAGTTTAGTACTATTGGTAACGGTGTAGACATTCTTACATCTGTAAGAGTTAGTCAACTAATGGATGCTGCAGATCAGAAAGGAAATCAGTTGGATATTAATCTTAACTCAACTCAAATTAAATTAACAGGATATAATAACTTTTAACATGAAAGAGACAAATAAAATACTAGGTATATACTTGTTGTTTATATTAATTTTTGTAATATATTCTTGTACTAAGATAGAATTAGAAGACCCTACACCTATTAATTTAGGTGTACAGTCTACATCTACAAGTATCAAATCTATTACCCAAACTGGTAATATTGTTACAGCTGAATTTGCAACTACTGTAGGTGCTAAATACTCTGTATTAATTATACCTTTTGGTAAAGAAGAGCCTGTTAAGAAAGAAGGCTTCACTGCTACAGAAGAAGTAACTAAAAAAGTATTTGATCTTAAACAGCTCGCTAAGCAAGATTATGATCTTATCTTTATAGATATAAACGGTAAAGAAGTAAAACATCCAATAATTATAAAATAGAATATTATGTCAGAAGAACAAGAACAAGAAGGAACCTGGTCAAGTCTTAAGAAGACTGTGATTGGTATTTTAGGTACTGTAGCTACAGCCGGTGGCGTTTGGTTAACTACATTACTTGGTGGAGGAGATAAAGAAGCAGCTCCTGCTGCAGCACCTGCTCCAGTTATTAACATTACTAACTCTAACCAGCAAGCTCAGCAAGCTAGTGGAGGTGGTAAAACAGTTGTTATTAAAGAAAAAGAAGTTTCTAAACCTTCAGAACCAGCTAAACCTGTAAAGAAAAAAGATGGTGACGAGTTTAAGGAAGAAGCTCCAAAGTGGTAATTAATTAATATAAATATATGGAAAACAACACACAACAATCTGGTGGTTTTAAAGAACTACTTGGCTCAATGATGATGAGACGCTGGTTTATTACAGCGTTAGTACTTGGTTCATTTATGCTTATTATAGCAGGTATCTTTACTGCTATCACTTATGGTACTGCTATTGCAGGAGAATGGAAAGAACTATTACTATTGTTATTAGGAGCTTTTATTGGCTCTTATGGTAAAATTATTGATTACTGGTTCTCTGATACAGACAAAGACAAAATGCTTGTACAGAAGATGGATGAAGAAGATGGTGTTTCATTATCACATACTAATGATATGAAAGACTCTCCTAAACCTGCTGGTGGATCATTAGTAGATCCAACATTTGCTGCATTTGCCGCAAAAGCTGCGGAGAATAAAGAACCAATCACCGCAGAAACTAAAGCTCCAGAAGCTGCACCTGCTAAAAAAGGTGTAGAGATTGATGAAGATGGAGACGGTATTATGGATGGTCTAGACTTTGATGGTGACGGTAAGATTGATGAATACTTTGCACACCGTCAGTGTGAGCACGTTTGGGGTGACGCTGATGGAGACGGGGATGAAGAATGTCTTAAGTGCGGTAAGATAAAAGATATTGTTTAACTTAATTAACTCACATGGATCCTGATGAACAAAAGAAACACATTGAGGAGAGTAAACTCTCTCAGAGATATAAGCTTAATGTTAGCTATGTTCTTTCTACCGTTAGGATACGATCTTTTATTCAAGACGCTCTTAAACGTTACTGGGAGCTTTTGGGCTACCGATATCATATTCTACTGCTTGTCAGGGGTATTTTGGCTGCTGTACTGGCTACTATCCAAATACTCTAATAAATTAAAGGTATGAAAAAGAAATATTTTGTTTGGTTTATGTTTTTTTCCGGCATGCTCCTCGTGGGGCATGCTGGTTTTTCTCAGGTAGCTAAGACTACTACTGAGAATTATAAAGCAGATTTTGAAAAGTCTATTGATATTAGTCAGTTCCTTGACTATGAGGGTAAGCAGATTCCTATCCAGATTCTAAAGTGTGGTATCTCTGATGATATGTACGAACTTTATCCAGAGCTTAAAGAAAAGCGTGTTGGACTAGGTGTAGCTAACATATCTATGGAGTACCTAGAGAATCTAAACAGATTTAAATTTACAGAAGATAAAACTGAGATTAAGAACCGTATGGTTAAACAGTTCCAAGCTTCTCAAGCAGGTATATCAGAAAACAAATTAGACGGCAGGGGGAAAATTAATCTAGCTGAATACTTTGTTACCATTGAGTGCTATGACTATTCTATATCAGAGGATGAGTCAGTATATATCAAAGGTGATACCAAGCAGCTACTAGTAACACGTATTGGTCTTCAGGTGAGATTTACAAATGCTGAGACTGGTACTGTTATATCTGGTTCTGGTTTAGGTGAAGCTAAAACTACTAAAGAAACATCTGGTTTATCAGATGCTAGTTTAGATCCCGTAAAGTTTAATCAATCTTCTATTTCTATTGCTACTAAAAAAGCTCTAGACATTGCTTGTGCAAGAATCCTGGACCGTATGGTTAAAAAGGGAATCTTTGACAAGTAATGAAAAAGTTTATATTATCCTTATTAATAGTAGTATTACTACCAATTTATGGGTATTCTCAGAGTTTGGTACAGACATTTATTGACCCGTGTACAAAAACGGTGTCAACTTTTGTTATACCTCTCACTGGTTCTACTGTTATTGTTTTTTATAACAAGTCTCGTATTTTTAGTGCAGCTGATGTTAGGAGTGGTGCTTTTAATAGTTGGCTTAATCAAGTATATGAAGAATATAGAAGGTTATCTCCTTGTTCTGTGGCTCAAGCTACACAAACTAGCACTCAAATTACAGCCTCTGCTGTTGCTACTGCAGTAAGTGCTGCTGCCTCTGCGGCTGCTTCTACTGCTGCTGCATCAGCTGCGTCAAGTGCAGCTTCTCAAGCCGCTAGTTCAGCGGCTTCTTCTGCTTCTAGTAGTGCAGCTTCATCTGCAAGTTCTTCTGCAGCAAGTTCAGCTTCTTCCTCAGCTAGTAGCTCTACTAGTAGTTCAAGCAATTCTCAAGGATCGAGCTCAGAATCTAGTAGCAGCAGCTCTAGCGGGGAAAGTTCTTCAAGTTCAGAATCATCTAGTTCTGAATCATCATCTTCTGAGTCTAAGTCTGAATCTAAATCAGAGTCTAAGTCTAGTGGAGGTTCTAAATCCAAAGGTGGATCTAGAGGTCCTGCTAGAGTAAACCCAATATTATTTAATTCTGACTTTACTGGTGGGCAAAGTCTAGATAATAGTTTCAATGTTATCATGACCGGTGGGATATCTCAGTCTTCTATGACTGGGCAATCTTCCTGGGGACTAACCGGTATGGTATGGAGCAACTTTAAACAATTTGCTCTTAGTGGTAGATATACTGCTATGCATTTTGATGAAGGTAAACTTCAAGGTATATCTAACTTTGGTGGTACCGTAGCATATGCTTTTGGTACACTATTTGGTTTTGGTACTTACGCATATATTTATCCTATGGGTAAGTGGGGTGTGACAGGTGCTAACCTGACTGTTTCTTTTGCTGGAGCAGATTATCAACCTACTCCTTCTAGTGACCCCATGAAACAAATGAGTGTTACTAGTTCTATACTTCTCTTCTACACAAAGCCTTTTACTATTACACGTAGGCTTACTTTGTCACCTGATATTTATTTTTCTGGTAGTCCCTTGGTATATCTAACTAAAGAAGGGACATTCACCGAATCTACAGAAGTGAACATACTCACTGGTATGGGTGTAGATTACTCTTTTACTAAGAGGTTTAAATTAAACATAGGGCTCAAGACTAGCATAAGTTCTAGTCCTGATATCCCTATGTTATTTTTTGGTGTAGTTGGTTCTAAGATAAACCTTTAGTGTATCGTTCTACCCTGTTTGTCAACACCAAATATTTTAGTGCCGTCAAATACTACAACTTGATTTTTATCAGAGTATTCACTGATGACCTCACCATTAAAGTGTGTAAATCTTGCACCGTTTACACCTATAAAGAATGCTTTATCTGAGTAAATTCTACAACGGTCTTCAGCATCTGTAATAACTAATGAGTTAATACCTTTTTTTTCAATACTTTCTACTGCTTTATCAATAAAAGTACCACCAGATGTATCAAGCATAGCTAATGATATTGGATCATTCTTAAACTTAGTTACACTAGTGTTAAATAAGTATACATCGTTAAGCATACCCATCTCACCAAGCTTCACTGTAAATGATTTACAGAAATCAAGTTTAGTAATTGTACGTCCATTAGAATCTTTAACACCACATCCATCAGACATTGATCCTGATATATCTATATAGATATCAATCTTACCAATAGACTTTTCATCTTTGATAACAATGTCTTCAGCAAATATTTTACGTAGCTTCGGATGCAGTTCTATATAATCATTAAGACCAGCTAAATTATCTGAATTAAACAGATCTTCATATGTAGTTTCTTTCTTAGCACTAAAATAAGATGCAGACTTATCCATAAGTTTCTTAATCTTATCTTTAAGGCTGCCCATAGAAAGTCTAAGCTTAGAAAGTTCTTGTACAACTGTTCTAATATAATCTGGACTTAGATTACCTGCTTGTCTTCCGCCATTTTTATTGACATCCTCGAACATTTTTTCTTGAACATCTTTATCAATAGCTTGATCCATGTCTTTACACATGTTAGTAGCTTCTTGTACAGCTTTATCAAACATGTTTTTAGATGTTTTATCATTGAACATCTTGTCCATTGCTTTATCAGCAGAATCAGGATTACCTTCACCGTTCATACCATTCATAAAATCTTGAGCAGCATTTGGATCTATGTATTCCATCATAGTAGATCTTAAAGCAAAGTATGCCATAATATTTCTAGCAAAGATCGTAGACTTAAGGTTACTACCTTCTGTCATAATTTTAGCTACAGGATTATTAGCTTTCTCTAAAAGTTTAAATTTAGTGTAGTTTTTATCATCTCTATCTTCAAATTCAAGCTTATCCATTTTGTGATAGAAAAGCTTATGAATGTCTTTAGATAGATGTTTTGGAAACTTTCTGAAGTTCTCTTTAACTTTTTTAGCAAAAGATTCATAATCTGGTTTTTTATCATCTGGTAACTTACTAGAACCAGTTAACCTACTAAAAGCTTCTTGAATATTTTCTTGTTTATCAAGATAGGTATTTACTATAGTATCTACTCTGCTTTCGTCTATGTAATGCATGTATGGCTTAATAAGATCGGCTTTCTTATAGAAATTAATCTTACCAAATAAACCATCATCATCATCGTAGTAAGATTGAATCTCACCTTTCTTTACTTTCTCAAGAATGGTATATACATTCTTATATTGTTTAGTACTAGCCATTTATAGATAGTTTGCGGGTTATAGATACTGGTGGAGATGTACCCAACAAAGGACACATCTCACCAAGATCATTTAGAAAATGTATTTCACCAGACTTCCAGTAAAAATTTTCTGTTATATGTCTATAACCCTGTTTTAAAAAGAATGAGAAGCTTCTACAGGAGCAGATTCTACTTCAGCCATCATATCTTCTAACTCAGAGTTACTTACATTATCAACACGTGCTGGATGATTTTGTAAGATATACTGCATAGAGATTTCAATCTCATTTACTTGACCAGAATCCATAATACCTCTTGTTGCATAAGTATTAACTAGACCCTCAATCTCTGCAATAGCTAGCTCTAGCTGCTCGTTAGTTTGGTAGCTATGTAACATCTCTACCTTACTCATTACTGCTTTAACTTCTGGTGACATTAGTTTGTTCTGTAGTTCAGAACCTGCAGTTTGATCAATCATGATCTGAGCTGTCTTTACAAGAGCTTTATCTACTGAGATATCCCAAATGTAAGATACTGCTTTAGATAAGGTAGGTACGAAAGTAAGAGTACGGTCAGAGCTATGGTTGTAACCTACTTCCATATATCTTTCTAACTTAGTAACTGGAATTTCTACTTCGTTGATCTCTTGCTTATTAGGAATACCGATGTTAAATCTTTCACGGTAGTCACGACCACCTTTGTTATAGTATTTAATCATCTCACCTGCAGATACACGGTTAACTGTATGCTTTAACATGAAACGGTCCCAGAATGGAGAGTTCTTTTCTTCTTTAGGAATCTCATTACATGTAGCTACAAATAACTTCCACTTACATGGTACCTTGTGCTTACCGTTAAATAAGAACTTCTCGTTCATTACACCTAACATAGCGTTACGTATAGCTGAACTAGCTTTATCTACCTCGTTGATAATTACGATCTCAGCATCTGCAATAGGAGTGCTAAGTTCATACTGATTGTCTGTAAATAACTTACCTAAATCAGGCATACCCTTGATTTCTGATGCTTTAGTACCTTCATCAGTTTCTAAAATGTAGATTTTCTCAGCAAAATCTTTTGCTGTCATCTTACCATCTTTATTCAACCATGCTTTTGCATAGTCAATAACAGTTTTGGTTTTAGCTACACCCGGTTGACCTACAAGAAGACATGGTAATCCTGTAGCTTCTGCTAATGCTAGCATTTTAAATACTTCTTCTTTATTGATAAGTGATGTATCAATAGTTCTAACTTCCTGTGTAGTTTTTTTTGTAAGTGACTTTACTTTTGACATAATAAATGTATTTGTGTATATTATAAATTTGCGAATGCTGATAATTCATCGGCATTAGTCGGAGTGCTGCTAATTGCAGGTTCAGTATAAGTAATTGTTTCTTTAACTGGTGTAGTGTCTACAGATACTACTGGTTCTTCTTTCTTTGTATCATCAATAACAGTAAATACTGTCACTGTTGTCTCAGCATCTTTTAAAGCAGGATGCTTTCTGATCATAGCGATCTGTTGTTCTTTAGCGTTGTACTTGTCCTGGATAGATCCATAACCCAAGTCATCTTTTTTAAACCACGTTAGACCATTGTCTAAGTCTTCTAGAATTTGAGATACATAGATCTCCACTTTGTTAACTGCCATTTTTATTTATTTAAGTTTACCAATTGATTTTATATAAAGGACCATTATTAGCTTTAATTATCTCATTAGCTTTATTGAATACATCACCACAGTCCCATACTGTTTTAGTATATGCTGCAGAAGCTGGATGAGAAGCTTTAAGTATATAATGATTCTGCCCTATTAAAGGCTCTAATTCTTGTGCTTTTTTACCAAGTAGTATAAATATTAAACCGGAATTTGTTAAGTTCAGCATATCTAATACATACATAGTAAAGTCATGCCACAAGCTAGCATGTGAGTCAATTTTGTCTACTTCACAGGTTAAAGCTGTATTTAGTAGCAGTACACCTTGTTTAGCCCAACGAGTAAGATCTGGATCTTGATATGTAGGCCATTCTTGGTAAACTGTATGTTCTATAGCTTCAAATATGTTACGTAAACTAGGTTGCGGTTTACCTGATAAACTGCAGGAAAATGCCATACCATCAGCTATACCTAACTGCGGATAAGGATCTTGTCCAACTATTACAACTTTAAGATCATTTATTGGACAGTTTTGGAATGCACTAAATACGTGCTTAAGTGGAGGTGTAAAGCGTTTACCTTCTTCCCTCTGTTTATATAAAGCTTCTAAAATCTTATCAAAGTCACTGGACTGTATAAAACCTTTAAGTTTGTCTGTCCACCCAGAAGGTTTAAGACGCTCTATAAGCTTACATTTAATTTCGTCAAGATTTATGGTCTCTGTCATGAAATTTTATTAGATTTGTATAATAAACATATATTTTATGGAAAAAATGAAAGTACTTAAAAACGATGCTGTGGTTAATGTAGCTATTGGTACAGCGTTCTATCTAAAACTTAAAGATCTACTAGTACATCTTGCAGAAGACAAAACTGAAGATCAAATTAAGGAATTTGAAATAGCTATTGTTGAAAAGAAAGAAATCACAGAAGAATGGATGTCTCACTTATTCACTGTAGTGCTACTAGTTAGAGCTATTGAAGATAAAGCTGAAGAGTCTGGATTAATAGAAGAGAAAGAAATTAGCCTACCGGAAAATTAATTTCTTCACCTATTTCCATAGCTGCTTGTATAGCTAGAGATAAGTCTTCTTTAGAACAATCTCCAAAGCTTTTAGCTAAGAAGTATTCTTTGCCGGCTACATTTCTAGATATACAAAGACCAGCACGATCTTTAATTAAGATTTTCATATTCTCTACAGTCTCACCAACATGTGTGGCAAGCTGTCGGATTAATACATGAAGTTTGGCTAGCTGTGGAAGCGTACCATCATCATGTGTTATTTCGTAAAAACATTCTACTATCATACCATCAGGTACATCTGATGCATAATGTTCAAACTGTTTAGATTGGGTGAGACTAGAAAACTCTAGTCTCCCATTCTTTTTTATAAGTCTACCTGTAAAAGATTGATTCATCTTTTTCAATTTTTACGTCAAAATATTTGACTTTAGTTTGATCTAAATCTTTAAGAGCTTCTGTAACCCAACGTTCATCTACAGTATTTTTATAGCATAGTATATGCACAATAGATGTATCATTAGGATTAAGTCGTAGTAATCTACCTATACGTTGATTGCTTTTACGCTCGTTACCATATGCATGCATAATAATACCAGCTCTAAGATTAGGTATATTAACACCTTCGTTAAGCTGTAGCACACATGATAGCTTATCTATCTCATCATTTTTAAATCTAAGAAGATTTTCTTCAGCATCTGGATTAGTTGAATGATATGAATCTTTGCAAATTCTGTCGGCTTGTAGTTGTGTATTACAAAATACAATACATTTTTCTTCTATATCATTCATCAATTGCTTAGTATAATCTTCTTTGGTTCTAAAATCCATGAGTGTACGCATTCTCATTACAGAAGATATTTGTTCTTGTTTTTTAGTCTGAGCTTCTACTAGACGTTTAGTCCAGTATTCATAATTCTTTTGCTCTGACGTCCAAAACTGCTTGTCTTTCATATTTACTGGTATAGTGTTATCAGTAGATAAGGAAAGTCTGTGAACTATAATTCTGTAATCATTAAGAATGTTATCATCAATAGCATCATCTGTAATGTATTTATACATCATTGGACAATATGTACTTACCATCTTACCCTTCTCTGATTGCATATGTCTAGGAGGAGTACCGGTTAAGCCAAGTATCCTACCTTTAAATCTATTGAGAAATAAGGTATGACTAATGAGTAAACTGTGGCACTCGTCCATGACAACTATATCATATATAAATGGGTCACATTTATTTAGAGATAGATAAGTAGTAAATTCTACATTGTCAATTGGTATACTGAACTTAGTAGAATCATCTTTCCAGCTATCAAAAATTGATAGTTTAGGTGCTACCACCAATACTTTCAGCTTATTCATATTTGCTTGCTGAAAGTAGTCTATGTATTTTAAACCTATTAAGGTTTTGCCAACACCCATTGATATAGCTAAACCACATCGTTTGTGTTTAGTAGCTATATCAAGAGCTTCTTGTTGGATTTCTTCTCTTTTAGACATACATTTCTGTTTCTACATAACAGTTATGTGCACAAATAGTAATGATTCTTAAATTTTTACTACAATCTGCATCAGCTCTGCTAATTGCTTCTCTTAAGTTGTTACCTACTACTGCTTGTACAAAACTACCGCCTTGTAAAACATTATCTCTAGTCATCATTACTGATATCATTACATCAATAATGTGTTCAGATACTTCTTCATTGTATCTATTTAGAAAGTGAAGCACTGCTTCTCTGTAACTATTTCTAGTTGATTCCCAATTTGTTTCCATATTATATTCGGTTTTCTGATAATCCAAGTTCTTTAGCTTCTTTAGGATGAGTTTCTATCCAAGTGTGACAAGTTCTACATACAGGTAACCATGTAGCAATTTTTAAATGGTTTTCACCTCTACCTGCTTTATGGTGTATATCTGTAGCAAATGTTGTACAATTTGATAATCTAGCTTTACATAAAGTATTTACTACAAGGTATGCTGTACGCATTTTAGAATATTGATCTACTGTTTCCTTCATCTTTTTAGACATAGGTGCAATAGATTTTGGTTTCTCAATGCTATACCAGCATTCCTTGCAGTATTTATCTTTACCATGAGCTTTCCAAATGTGTTTTAACTGGTTACAACCAGCACACAATTTAGTCTTCGCTTGAATCATCTCTTGTATTTAAAGCTGTTACACTAGAATGCATTTTACGTTTTAAAACATAACTATCTGTTACAGGCTTACCTAAAATGCTAACGGGTTGTGAAATCTTAGATACTTCAATTGTAGCACCATTTTCAAGAGTACGTTCTAAAAGTAAACGATCCAGTTCATTTTCTGGAATTAGTACAAGTTGTGATGTACCATTAATTACAAATGTATATTGCATAATTACACTAAGTTAAGTTAAAGAAATTAGATGGCAAAAGTTTAAATTCAACAAGTTTACGTGCTATTACTTCATCTGTTAAACGATCAGTTTCGTTTACAAATTGATATTCAGCACGTGATATTTCTACAAACTCTTTGATTAAAGGAGATTTGTAAAAAAGTTCTAACAAATAATTATCTATACGTTGGTTTAGAAGCTCCTCTTTCCATTTGTTTAGGAACCTCTGTACTCTGTGATAATTTTTTTGTATAAAATGTTTTTTAGAAGGAGATAACTCTTGTATCTCTTTAGGTGAGTATACAGCAAAACCATATAAGGCTTCATCATATATTCTTCTTTGAGTAGGGTTAAATACTTCAATTTCAAGCTGCTGATACTTTGCTGTACCATGTAGCTGAATTTGTTTTACGTACTGACTGTCATAAGGTATAAACTTATGTTTGTTTACGTCTCTGAAAGATACAACTATACCTTTAGAGTTTGCAGATACGGTTTTGTTTTGATTGTTGTGCATATAGCTGGAGTTATGTAATGGATTAGAAATAAAATTGGGAGCTCAGATTTCTCCAAGCTCCCTAGGGGGATTTATACACTATGTCAATTATAGTTCTGTTTCAAACTCTTTAGTGCGGATATTCTTTAAAGAACCAATAGCACGTTGTGCAGATTGTACTTCTTTAATTTCTTCCGTATTTGTATGCATAATAAGCTCATCTTGAGCATTTATATTAGGTGTAAAGAACGTTTGACGATAAATAGGTTGATCGTCTACACGGCAAATTACACCAGTATCACCAGCTAACTTGATATCTCTATCAGGATTTTCTGGGTTAAATGGGTCATGAGATTCTATTACAATGATTTTACCTGTAATTTCTTCTCCTTCTTTATAGTTAGAAGCTACTAAGTCTTCTACTTTACCTTTAATTAACGCAGATCTTTTAGAATTGCGTAACCATCCACGGTCACTGATGACACGTGCGTTCTGTTCTACTCTAATCCAGCCATATTCTGGATTGTTTGGTGATACACCAATTACGTTGCCGTTCTTATCGGCTGCTACTGTGACTTTGTTCATCTTGATAATTGTTATAAATTATAAATAAAAAAGCCCTAGCGTTAGCTAAGGCTTGAGTTAAAATTGTAAGACTAAATTTAATCTTCTTCTATTTGAAAGTCAATGTCTGGATCACTCAGTTTTTCAGAAACTGGGATATCAGTAAGTTCTATAATAGTATCTTGTATTTCTTCTGCTTTAGAATTATCTCCTTTACTTAGTATTGAGCCAAACCATGGATCTTCTAATGTTTCACCGTAGTTATAAGCTATTAAATATTCTAACTCTTCATCAGTCATATCAAAATACTGCTCAGTACTTATTTCAATTACTTTTCCATTTGGTAACTGGTAGAGCATGTATTTAAGCTTTATGTGCATATAAAGCTAACATATGTCTAACTATCTACAAATACCTTTATTATTTTCTACGGATAATAGAGCTATAACTTATCTTTTTTGCTGTTTTGATGCATTTTTTTCTTCCAATATGCATTAGTTTTGTCAATATGCTCTTGTTTTTCCTGTAGCTTTAATTTAAGGTCTGCAACTTCCTTTTCTAATTCTTCTACTTTCTTATTACCAAATAATGATGTGAACCAATTGCTCCTCATATATTATATTAAATGTGAGAGTCAAAACTCTCGGTTATAAATTACTGTTTACTAAATTTTTTATATAGATTACTAAATCTTCCTGTATTGGTATTGTAAGTTTCTCCTAATTCAGGAAGTGGTTCTAATTCAATTGTATCTATTAAATCACCATCAGTGTTAATAGACTTACCGTCTCTTTTAATCTCATAAATATCAGATTTACTACCATCCTTACCATCAATGGATATAATTAATATCTCTTTTGATATAGGTAACTTCTTATAGTTATCTGTTTCAGGATTATATCCGTCTTTATCAGCTGTACGTAACCATGCTTCAGAAGCAAAACAAACTGCATCTATAGTAAACTTTTCATGTATTTTTTTAGATATATCTGGAATCATCTTATCTACAAACATTTGTTTACCATTATCTGAATTTGCTAGCTCTGCAGGTAAAGGAATATGTACTATTGCTGGCTTATTTTCTTCTATGTGATTACCAATCACTGTAACTGTAGGTTGTATATTACCTAGTTCTAAAAGCATTTTTTTGATGTTTTCAAAATATTCAGCTTTTATTTCAATAAACTGTTCTTCAGTCATAATAAGTTATTTAATCCCACCATTCGGCAGAGTGTCTTTTAAGTATCTCAAATATAAGATCATCACACTTTTGTTGACGTATATGCCCCATGTATAAAGATATAGTTTCTTTATCATCTAAACGTGAATATTCACGATACTTTTTTAAAGCTGCACGTTTAGCTGCTGGATATTTTTTAATATATTCATCCAAGTTTTCAGATTCTACATCACCAAATATATCTTTACCAAGAACTATATAGTTATAACGTTCCATATCATAATAATCAGCATGCTTTCGTTCTATAAGATTAAGAAGTACAGTCATCCAGAAATTATCTCTGTCTACGTTAGTATGTCTATTAGCACCTACTAAATAAGCACGTTGATACTCTATCTTCTTTTGTAGAAGCTTAGTGATGTAATAATCATCCCAATCTTTGTCTTTATAGATAGTTGGTGCCCATCTTATAATATTCCATATACCATGAAAGAAGTCTTTTATACGCCAGTGTATGATTCTTAAGAATCTATTATTAAATCTCTTGTAATTCCATGCTGTACCTTTAGGTATAGGCAGTTTAGTATACTGTTTCATCATCTAAGTGTTTAGCTATTTTTCTAAGAGATTCTGCATGAGTTTTATCTAGGATAAATTCGTCCCATGCACCGTACCTGGATTTAAATCCAAATATATATTTTGTTGCATACTTAACACGATACCAAAAGGATCGTCTTACTAAGTGTACATGCACAAATGCTTCTGGTGGATATAAATCACCACCTTCATCTAAATGTATAATAATTTGATGCTCTGGGCTGTAACAGCTACAGAGTAATAACAATTCTTTATCCATAGATTT